TACTCAGGGTAGACGAACATGAGATAAAAGCCAGTAATGGTAGCAGATATTGGAACTCACTGTACATGCAAGACCCTACACCAGAAGAAGGTGGGTTAATCAAGAAGAAATGGATACAAGAGTGGGAAGAAGAAGACCCACCTAGCTGTGAATTTATAATACAGACCTATGATACCGCATTTTCCACCAGAACCACGGCTGATTACAGTGTAATCCAGACATGGGGCATATTCTACATGTATGATCAAGACAGTAGTGGGTATGAGAACTATGTTGCCAACCTAATACTGCTAGGTAACGTCAAAGGTAGGTACGAGTACCCGGAATTACGCAGACTTGCACAGAGATTGTACAGCGATAACAAGCCAGATGTGTGTATGATAGAGAAAAAGGCAAGTGGTCAGTCACTCATACAGGATATGCGAAGAGCAGGGTTGCCTGTTATGGAATACACCCCAGATAGAGATAAGGTATCCAGAGTTTACGCAGCTTCACCTATCATGGAAGCAGGTCGAGTATGGATACCCAACAATAAGAAGTGGTCAGAAGACCTCATAGAGGAATTAATACGGTTTCCTAATGCTGCTCATGATGATCAGGTAGATGCCATGACAATGGCTATACACTACATGAAGGAGTCATGGCATCTGGAACACCCTGATGATCCTGAGTGGGAAGACGAACCTAAACAGCCTAGTAGAACCTATTGGACGTTTTAATTTGCCGATATAAAAAAACTGTGATATAATAATGGCAAATCTTAATGGGGAAACTATGGCTGAATCTTTAGAAAATAATAAAAATATTTTTGAGCAAATAGAAAAAAAATATGCTCCTGAAGTTAGGAATATTCTTGAAGCAGTAAAAACTGCTTATGATTTACCTTGGACAACTGTTGAAGATGCTGATGATGAAAAAGTTTGGAAAGCACGAGATAGTGAAAATCCTTATGTAAGAGAAGTTGTAAATACAATTCTAGGAGCAAGAGATGTAGATAAAGATTCAACACTTAATACTTATATTAGTGATAAATTAGCTGATCTTACTACATGGATAACAACTAATGAGAGTAAAAAAGGAACTCCTGCAACAAAATCCATGATACATAGTTTTGGACCTAATTTAGTTAAAGAAGCTGTAACAGATATAGTTCGTAATACTTTAAGTAATGATAAAACAATGGCATCGTTAGCTGAAAAAATAGGAGGATCTGAAGGAAGAAAAGTATCACAATATTTTAAAAAGTATGAACAACTTCCTGCTTATGCTAAATTAGCTATTCGTCAATATGTACCTGAAGGATTAGAAAAATATAAAGATCCAGAGACAGGAGAAACCAAAACAAGAAGAACATATGAACCAATAACAGATAAAAATGTTAAAGAATGGTTTAGTGATAAAGATAGAAAAGCTTTAAAGGATATTCTAAGAGAAAGGGATCTTGACAAACCTATACCAAGAGTTGGCATGCAAAAATTAGGAGATTTAAATCTTGCAGACTTTATTCATTCAAAGAATGAGGTCGATAAGCAAGGAAAGGCTGACTTTAGTAATAGAACAATGTTAGATCATGCTTTTGGTAAACTTGAATATGGACATTATGATGAAGGAGGAGTTTGGAGAGAAGGTGTTCCTAATTTAGAAGGAAATTATACAGTAAAAGATAAATATGATTGGGGAAGAGATCAAGAGAGTGGTCTTGGTCCAGTACTAAGTCTTATAAAAGCTGGATTTACAAAACCAGAATATATAGATAGAAGTCTTTTAGAAGCTCCTTTACAAATGACAGGAGCATTGACAAAACGAAAAGAAGGAAGAGATATAGAATTTACTGTTCCTACATATAAAAATGATCCGATGGCTTTAATGAATGTTATGTCTTCAAGATTAGGACCATATACAGGTAGCGATAATAAGACAGTAACTCCATTAGGGCAAGGAGACTTACCGGGATTTGGTTGGCAAGAAGATGCTTTTATGGGAGATATGCCTGATGCAAATGAAGATCCGGGTTATTACGATGAAGACATAGATTTAAGAGGGGGAGGTCAAATCTCGCAAGGACTTGATAATTTATATATGAAAAAAAGAAATGAACCTAAAGAAAAATTATATCATATGATGGGATATAAAGAACGTCAGTACGGTGGTGGTCTTGATGATGCCTACATGAACAGACGTAGAAGCAGTGCCTTTGCTGCTCCCAATGCTACCAGTGCTTTTGCTTCACCTATGAGTCAGGGTGGTCTTCCTACGATCTATAGAGAAGCAGGTGGTGGTGCAGACTATAAAGGTGCAGCCGAAGATTATGCCGACATGGCTGCTCAAGAAGAATTTTCTAGTTACTATTCAGATCCAGCAAATATTGATGTTGAGGGTAGTGATACATATGTATCTGATTATTTTACAGATCCCGGTCTAGCGCAAGGTGTTAGTGGGATAGCTCCTCCTGCACCTACTAGTGATGATGAAATAGATATAACAGGATTTCCAACTGATCCTAATGTTGGAGTATTTGGAAGACCATTACGAACTCCTGAACAAATAAAGTCTAGACTTAGTGGTCGTAGACCTGAAGATGGTTATACTAGAGTTGAATATACATATCTTAACGATATAATGGATAAGACAGGAATGACTCTAAATCAAGCTGAAAATTATTTAGCATCAGTAATGGCTACTCCCGGTGGTATTGCTGCTATGGAGCAAGGATTTCATGGAGACTATACTGGTGGTGGTCCTGCTGGAACATTAGATAATTTTGTTAGAGGAGTAGGTGCTGATTTAGGTTTACAAGAAATTGCTGCAAGAGAGAAAAGACGAAAAGCAGATCCTTACGATGACTTTGGTGTAAAAGAAAGGGATGACTCTTTTATAGGTAGTATTAAAGATACAGTCTCAAGATTTTTTCAAGGTAATAGAGGTATAACAACTGAAGAAGGCAAAGAAGAATTTAAAGAAGTTTTGGCTGATAAAGGAGCTACATTTATCCCACATCAAGAATCACTATTATCAGGTGCTATAAGTGTAGGAAATACTCTTCTTAATCCTATTAGTGGACTATCAAGTGTAATTGAGTTTATAACAGGAGCAACTCCATTAGGAACCATTGTAACTAAGGAAGGTATAAGACTTGCATTAGATGCAAATTATAATGTAATTCCTGAACAATCTATTAGAGAATACGATGAAGGTAATGTAACTACTCCAGTTACAAGACAAAAACCATTAGAGAAAAAGAAGTCAACTAAAAAAGAAGAAAAGAAAAAAGATACAACTAAAAAAACTGGTAATACAGAAAAAATAAAAGCTAGTAATATTGATAGATTAAAATCATACATGAGTTTAACAGGTAAAGATTTAAGTACTTCTAAAAAAGATTTATTTATAACAGATATATCTATTACCGAAGAAGATTTTACATAGGATAGAACATGGCAACTGAACGTAATCCATATGATATGAAACCAGAAGAACTAGGTAATATAGTTCCTATGGCAGCAGCAGATGAAGAATTAAATGCTACCTTTGAAGTTGATCCTACAGATGGGGGAGTAATCGTAGACTTGTCTGGAGAAGAGAGTATTGAGATGTCTCCTTCACAGGCTATAGAAGAGTGGTATGATAATTTATCAGATACCTTAGATCCAGAATACTTAGATGAGATAGCTGATAATGTTATTGATAGCTTCCAAGCTGATAAAGATTCAAGGGCTGAGTGGGAGTCTATGTTTGAACGTGGCTTTGATCTGCTAGGTCTTAAACTGGAGCCGGGAACAGATCCCTTTGATGGCGCATGTACAGCCGTACACCCACTCCTGATAGAGTCAGCAGTTAAGTTTCAATCCAAGGCTTCAGCAGAACTCTTCCCTGCTAGTGGTCCTGTCAAGGCAAACATTATGGGTAAGTCTACCCCTGAGAAAGAGATGCAAGCCAACAGGGTACAGAACTTCATGAACTATCAGGTAACTGAGCAGATGCCAGAATACTTTGATGAGTTTGAAAGAATGTTGTTCCATCTCCCCTTGATAGGTTCTGCATTCAAGAAGGTTTACTATAGTGCTACACTAAAACGGCCTGTCTCAGAGTTTATACCTATTGATCAGTTCTATGTATCTTACTATGCAACTGACCTTAGAAATGCTGACAGATACACACACCTGATCTATCGCAGTCCTATTGATATGGAGAAGGATATCAGGGCTGGTGTCTATGATGACGTAGAACTACCAGAACCAAATGAAATTAATGTTACAGGGTTTACTCAGAAGATGGATACCATTATTGGTATGTCTCCTTCCTCTGATAATGACCCACAGTATCTTCTACTAGAACAGCATTGCTATCTAGACATAGAAGACACAGGAGAATCACTTCCTTATATTGTTACAGTCATAGAGCAATCAAGGCAAGTGTTAAGTATTCGTAGAAACTATGAACAGAAAGACCCGAATAAAGAAAAGCGTAGTCACTTCGTACACTACCGTTTCGTGCCGGGGTTTGGTTTCTATGGATTAGGCTTGATTCACTTTCTAGGTAATCTCACCATGAGTGCAACTGCTGCAATGAGATCCCTCATAGATGCAGGACAGTTCTCCAATTTACCGGGAGGTTTCAAGGCTAAAGGGTTGAGAATGGTCGGAGATAACGATCCAATCTCACCCGGTGAGTTCAAGGAGGTTGAAGCAACTGGAATGGATCTCTCTAAGGCTATTATTCCCCTGCCTTACAAAGAGCCTTCCTCAACTCTATTCCAGATGTTGAATTTTGTAGCTGCTGCTGGTCAGCGGTTTGCAGACAGCACAGAGCAAGTTGTCTCTGATGCTGCCTCCTATGGACCCGTTGGGACTACGATGGCTTTATTAGAAGCTAGTAGTAAGTTCTTTAGTGCAATCCATAAGCGAGTACATAAATCTCAGAAGGATGAATTTAGAATATTAGCTAAGATAGATTATGATTATCTACCAGAAGAATATCCTTATGATGTTCCATTTGAAGATCGTAGTATATTCAAGAAGGATTTCGATGGTCGTATAGATATCATAC